TGCCCTTACGCTTCTCCTTCTCCTCCTTCTTTTGGACGTAGGTCTGGATTGCGCCGCCAATGGTGGACCCAATGTTCGCCAACGACTGAGCCCTAATTTGGGCAGCCTGCTGGGTGGCCTGAGCCTGCGCCTGCGCGGCCTGCAAGATGGGCGAAAAGTCCTGCCGCAACAGGGACGGGTTTACCTGACTGCCGTAGGTGAACATAGGTTATTTCTTTCCTCCGAACAGACCGCCAAGGGCAGCCCCGGCAGGGCCACCAAAGATACCACCGAGAGCGCCACCAAGTATGTTGCCAAACATCGAACTCTTGCCCGCAGACTTCGTGGCCGCCGCAGCAGCCTCAGCCGCCGCCCGTGTCTGATTGGCAGAATAGATGTTGGCCCCGTAGTTGCTCAGGTTGGCCGCGTTGGTGGAGGCCAGATTGATGCCAGCATTCGGGTCGAACGTCCGCGTGGGCGTCACATTGGACCCCAGCGTGAAGTAGTTCATCGCCGCATTCACACCCGGAGGGGGTTGGTTGAACCCAACCGAGTCAAGCCCGGCTCGGCTCACCCCACCGTAGGTATTAACCTGATTGAGGTTGTACGCACGATCAGCCTCACGTTGCGCCGCCGTAGTCTGGCCAAGCAGGCCCAGATTGCGGAGATAGTCCTGCTGGGCGGTGTAGTTGAAGCCGCGATTGGCCTCCGCGAAGCGATTGGCCGCATCCGCATTAAACCGACTCGTATCCAACCCGGTCTGGATGTTGAAGCGGTTGACATCCTGCAAGTTGCTGATGTTGAACTGATCGGCCTGCAACGAAGCCTGCTGGTTAGCCAGCGCAGCACGCAACATTGCATCCTGATTGGCCTGCGAAGCCTGCAACCCAGTCTGCTGGTTGGCCTGCGCGGCACGTAGAGCCGACTCCACGTTGAACGTTCCAGCTTGTAGCCCCGTAGCCACATTGGCCTGCTGACGGGCAATGTCTGCCCGCAGAACGTCCGTAGCCAGACCCTGACCAGCCTGCTGGGCACCCAGAAGCTGGGCGTTAATCTGCTGAGCCGCAGCCAAGTCCTGCATTTGCCGCTCACGCGAAGCCCCCGCACGGGCAAGGGCTTCACCCGTCACGCCGGCAATGTCCTCCAGCCGTCCGCTGGAAGCAAACCGCTCACGGGCACCTTGGGTGGCCGCACGCAGCTCCTCGGGGTTGAGCTGACCCGGCATCATCGCCATCCCCAGACCCTGCGCCTGGAGGGCTTGGGACAGCGGAGAAAGCTGCTGATTGGCTAGAGCCTGCTGATAGAGCGACTGACCCAGAGCCCCCGCACCCACCTCACCAGCTTGCACCTGACCGGCAGCAATGCGTTCCGCCGCAATGCGCTCCGCCTGCACCTGTTGGGGAGTGAGCGTACCACCCACTCCAAGCTGGCCGGCCATAATCCGCTCGGGAGTCAGATTGATGGCACTCGGAGCCCCGCCCAGAAGCTGACGGGACAGGGCGTCGTAAGCTTGATTGGTGGAGACACCCCCAAGGGCGTCCGACCGATCCATAGCCGACTTTAGGTAGGGATTGGCCGCGATGTAGGCCGCAATGCTGGGACCACCAAACTGGGTAAGCCGATCAAGCTCGGATGCCGACTGAATCCGGGCCTCTTCCTTGGCGATGTCCGCCGCACTACGGGTGAGCCCACCCACCCGGGACATAAAGTCCTCGATGTTCCGTCCACGGGCCGCCAGATCCAGCTCGCTGAACTTGGGGGCATAGCTGGCCTCCATCTCCAACAGCCGAGCCAGCAACTCCGGGCTAAAGGCATCAAGGTAGCTAGACATCGCCGCACCCGGGTCCACCGTGTACGCGCCAGGAGCCCCGCCCTGACCGGGGAGCTGCACCACCCCACCCGTCGGGTTGTAGTTGGTCCGGGGGTTGTCTACGCCAATCAGAGAGTCAAAGGGCTCGGCCATAATTAAGCGAATTTGGTCTGACTAGCCAGAACGGTGAACGTCGCAGAAGCGGTCTTGATGATCGTGAACGTGTAAACGTCGATGGAACTGGCATTGCCGGCGGTCGGAGCCGTACCACCAGCCCACTTAGGAGTAACACTACTGCCATCGATTTGCATCGCAGACTGATAGTAGGCCGTAGACCCCTGCGTAGCCAAGAGGGCTAGGGTGATGGAGTCGTTGGTAGACAGAACGCTGTTGAGGGTGTTAGACCCGTCCCCACGGACGTTCAGCGTCCAATTCCCGGAAGCATTGGCGGTGACATAAACCACCGCTCCATCCAGCCAGCTAAAATTAACCGTACCAGTGAGCGCCGCACCCGAAATCGCCGCTTTTTCGACCGTCTCATAGATGGAGGTAGTGCCGGACGCAGAAAGCGTCGTAAAAGCCCCGGAAGAGGCCGTAGTGGAGCCAATAGGGGAGTTCTGGATGGACGTAGCCGTCAACGCCCCGCCACTCGTCCAAGAAGGCCCACCCGTAGACATCTTGGCTGGGGTGATTCCCCCATCCTTAACAATGAGCGCTCCGCCCGACAACTGGGTGGTGGCATTGTCCACAGCTCCCGTGTCAAACGTCGCATTATTGACGGAGTTGTTGAGCTTGGTGTGAGTAAGCTCGTCCCCAACCGCGAAGGTGTTGCCAGTAGCCAGGATAGCCATTTTAGGACTTGGAAGTGATGGTTGGGTCGGTGAGGGACGCCTGCAACTTCACCGCCCGGAGCTTGGGACGCCCATTGCTGGGAGTTAAGACAATTTGGGCGGCGTAGCCACGTTTGTTGCCGATTCTACCACGCAGGGAGGTGTCTTCGCCCACTCCTAGAGTCTCCCCATTTAGGGCGCTAATGGTGGATAGGGCCTCCGAGAAGTCGGGATTCTCGATGTCAATGGAGATGGTGCCCTCGCTACTCTCAGATTCCGAACTCTCTACGTGCAGTTCGTAGGTGGAGAACTTCTTCCGGCCAAGCTGACCAAAGGCATATTGCCGGGTGGTGACACTCGGGGCTATGGAGTAGATGGTGGCAGGCACGCCGGCAAAGAGGCTTAGACGGTCACTCCCCGCAGAACGCTCATCCACAATGTGAATGGAACCGGAGGAACTAACGGTGTATAGCTTGGACAGACCCCCGCTATCCACCACCAAGAAGTTCTGGATCTCCCACCCGTTCTGGCCGGTCGTATCTAGGCTCTCCCACCCCTGATTCAAGAAGTTGTAAATGAGGATGGCGTTGTTCACCGTCGAGGCGTCCAACGGGATAGCCAAGTAGTAGCGGTTGTTGAAATAGGCCGCGACGCTGTTTCCAACGTAATTACGGTTGATACGCTGGATGAGACTATTGATGGGCTCAGACAACGGAACCCCGGCCCCACGGAGGTTGTAGAGGTCGCCAAATTGGGCGGCGTACACCCCATTGTCCGACAGGAACATCACCTGATTACCAACCTGAAGGATGGAGCGGCGAGCCACACACCCCACCTCAGTCGTAATGAGCTGGGTGGTGGTATCCGTCAAAGCCCCGCCCACTCCCCGAATCAGATGGATGGAGTTGCGGTTGAACACCAAGAGATTGTCCTCCGCGAAGGGCTCGATGCCGATGACATAGTCGGCCACCCCCGCAGTAATGCGGTATTGGTTCTGAAGCTGGTCGAAGGTGTTGTAGTCGAGGATGTCGGAGGCGATGATTTCGTCCGTCCGATTACGGCTGGTCCCGGGATTGCCGCTGTTATGGGTGTACGGCACCCAGAGACGACGTTGATGGTAGACGCCGAACTCCGGGGATGGCATATGGACGAATCCTCGTCCAGAGCTAACCTTCTTGGAAATGACGACCAGATTGGCCGCCATATCCCTCACCTGAGCGTAGAACTTGAAGCTACTAACCCCCGGCACCTCGCTCACCGTGTAGTCCTTATCCCCCTCCTCTAGCTCAGAGGAGCCTCGGTCAATGACGTACACCTTATCCCCAACCGACAGGCCGTGGCTGGTGGCGGTGACGGTGACCACGCCATCCGTGATGGTCGTATTCCCCGCCGCGTCGAAATAGACGGGCTGGGTGTAGGTGCCATTTGACACCACCGTGAAGGCGGGAGTACCAGACAGGCTGCCGTTCCACTCCAAGGCGGCGACCCCGCTAGGACGGAAGAGGAGCACCTTGTCGAAGCATTGCAGCATCTCCACCCGGACACCGATAGTTACGCCAGACGGATAGGCGATGGACGTAGACACGCCCGTAGACACGTTCACCGCCAGCACCTCCTTATTGGTGGCGCGGAGGATGTACCGGGTGTTCGTCGTAGACGGATCCGAAAAGATGCAGGAGCCGTAAACACCCGTCGTCGCAGACTCGGACAGGATGGGATTGCGGGCATTCCCCGTCCCACCATAGGTCTCACTCCCCGTAGCTCCGGTGATGGTGTAGGTGAACGTCGCGCTCCCGGTCACCGTGATGAGCCGGTTGCCGTTAGGGTCTACAGACCCGGACAGGCCGTAGATGTTTACCAGAGTATTAGAGCTAAACCCGTGACTAGCCGAGGTGGTGATGGTAACGGTAGTCGTGCTGCGGGTGGCTGAGGAAATGGCCTTGGGCGTACTCCCGTACAGCTTGATGACCGGGGTAGCGGAGAGGATGAGCGCCTCCGTATTAGCCGTCAGCGTAGGGCCAAAGCTGTCTACGCCTTTTCTCACCTGCCACGCGCCGTCTACATCCATCCGGCCATTCACAGACCCCGCCACATCGCCAGGCTGGAGCTGGTCAGGACGCAGACGGGTGTTCAGTCGGAGAAAGGAGACATCCCCCTCATCTCCAACCACCGTGTCCGTCGCACCATACTGTGAATAGCGGGGCATTATTGAAATTTGTACCTGATGCGGACGATGCCAGCCTGGCCGGCTCCAAAGCTTACCCCACCATAGCCACCACCCCAACCGCCATTACCCGAATTGGACACGGCGCTGGGAAGGGCGAACGACACGGAGTTCTGGTTGCCGTAGCCACCGGAAGCAAACGTAGCAAAGGCACTAGTTGAGCTAATGATGTCGGCAGTACGGCCCACACCGCCCACCGGAGAGCTTCCGTCACCGCCAACACCGCCAGCACCACCACCCGCTCCGTCATAGCCGAAAGCGGTCCAGTTGCCACCCCTGTTACCAAAGCCGCCGCTAGAGGAAGTGGGCTGCAATCCGGCTTCTCCGTTGCTATCCACGCCACCACCGCCAGAGCCGCCAGCAGTTTCGCCGCCTCCACCACCTCCGAGAGCCGTTAGCCCGCCAAACGTGGTGTCTCCGCCATTAGAGCCTCCCGCACCTCCTCCAGAACCAACCCCGACCGAGTAGGTGCCTAAGCCCACCGCAAATGCCGTTCTCCAGATGTAGCCACCGGCACCACCACCACCGTAGCGCCCACCGCCACCGCCGGCCACCATCATCAACTCCACCGTTGGGGACGAAGGGCAGTCGGTGATTACGAAGTTGGACGACGACGTGAACTGGTGAATCTTGTAGTCGGCGTTAGTGGGATCGACGTACACAGTCCCCCCCGTAGCCACAATGAATGGCGAGGAAACGACGACATTGTAAGCCGCAAAGCCCCGGAACGAGGCCCCGCCAACGGTGGAGAGGAGAGGCATTACTTCTTCTTCCTACGGAAATCGACGCCCTTGATGGTGCCCTTGTTGGCGGCGGCGTAGAACACGCGCTGCCCACGTTCCTTGCCATACTCTTCCTTCATCGCGGCAAGAATCTTGGAGCCTTTCTTGGTCAGCGGCATCTTAGGAGCACTTCTTACGGCTGGTGCCGTGGTTCTTGGTCTTCATCGAGCCATACTCCATCATCCGCTCCTTCTTACCTTCGGAGCGTTCGTGGCGCATCTTCTCCTTCTTGGACTTGTAGTGATTAGGCATAGAATTAGCAGGCCCATTGGCGTCGGCTCCAAAAATTAGCCGACAGTTTGTTGTTGGTTCCCTTGATACCCCCAGACCGGGCGCAATAGCTCTTCTTACGGGCGGGGATGGACTTCTTGATGGTCATATTGGCGTCCCCAAAGCGGACCACCCGTTCCTGACCGTTCTGACAGGCTTTGACGACGAATTTGGAACCACCCTGCACATCACGCCTCGGACTGTTGCAGGGGAGGTCGCGGGGGTTCATTTACAAGCCTCCCGCCGCCACTTCCACAAGAGATAGCAGATGCCTAAGACGGAGGCCACAAGGCCGACGACTTGGTTAACCTGGGAAAGGGTGATGGACGCCACAGCCGGGGTCCCCGCAACAAGAATGTCCCTTGGATGGAGCATTGGGAGGAGTTTACCACGACTTGCGCTCATAGTCGGCTAGGGCTTTGAGGACGTCTGAGGTGAAGTTGGGGGCAAATTGGGCAGCAGCCGGGAACTCAGGATGCAGCAGGAGTTGGTTGACCTTTGGCGTCGCGCACCCTGAGAGGACAAGCCCCATAAGGGCACACAGAAGGGCCATTACGGGCGTTCTGGATGGCTTGGTCGATGGCATTGTGGGTGGAGATGAGCCTGGCCTCTTGTATGGCGTCTAGAAGCCTGTTTAAGAAGGGAATGGCCTTAGACAGGGCTAGGACTAGGCCAACGACGCTGGTCACGGCACTTCCACCCAGTTCTGGATGGACTCATCCCACGCATACGTCTTGCCGTCAGTCGGGTAGGGGATGGGAGCGTCCCAATCGAGCGTGGTCTCGTTGAAGACCCACGAGAGATAGGGCTGCGGCGCAATAAAGGCGTCACGCACGCTGTCGTAGCGATAGCCGATCCCGGCAAAGCGGACGCGGATGTTTCCGTGATAGGAGGTCTGGAGCCAGTTCCCGCCAAAGAGATTCTGGCAGAACGCAACGCCCACGGCCTCGCTCTCTTGTCCATTGGCGTCGAGGCAGTCGTTGTTCGACACTACGATGACCTGTCGGACGATGTTGTTGTCGTCGAGTTGCGCGAAGTGGGCCATTAGTAGGTAATGCTGCCGCTGGCGTTGAAGGTGTAGATGTAATAGCTGCCGGAGGTGCTGCTAGATGGGCTTCCGGTGGTGGATGTGGCAGGAACCAATGCGCGAACAATCACAACGCCCGAGCCGCCGTTTGCGCCCTCGTACGTTGTATTTAAGCCGTCATTCGCCAAACCGCCCGCACCTCCACCTCCTCCAGTATTAGATGATCCAGCTGTGCCAGCCAGTCCTGTATTGCTACCAGAGCCGCCGCCTCCTGCTCCTCCAGCGCCTGCATTTAACGTGTACCCGCGCTTATCAATGCCACCACCGCCACCACCGCCGCGAGTCGTCGCGCTACCAGTTATTGATGATGACAGCCCGGCGCCGCCATCAGGAGCGGCAGTAGCCGCAGCAACACCATCGGCTGATGCACCGCCGCCACCACCGCCCGCGCTATTGGTCGAGTCGTTGCGTCCATTGCCGCCATTCTTACCTTGATTCCCCGTTCCGGTACCACCGCTATTTGCAGCCGTAAATCCAGCTCCACCGCTTCCACTTCCTCCATTGCCAGCGGCACTTCCGTTGGCAGGGCCGCGGCCTCCTCCGGTTGATGTAATTGTCGAAAATACCGAATCACTTCCCGCTGTTCCGTTTCCTTTATTACCACCTGCGCCACCAGCTCCAACGGTAACCGTGTAGCTAGTGCCAACGACGGCCTGAAAAACACTTTCGGCGCTTGAATTGGCACCACTAGTTTCACCGGGCACCGAGCAACGATAGCCACCAGCGCCTCCGCCGCCACCGCGATTGCCGCCGCCACCACCGCCACCAGCGATCACCAGATACTCAACTTGAACCGTCTGGGCACGAGAAGGTACGGCGAGAAGTTTCGTAGTGGGAAACCAGTCAGCCACCTGACTGGACGACACCATCCTGCGGAGCGGATTAGCCATTACGTGATGCGGTTGACGTAGCCGCTGATGGTGATAACGTTCGTGGTCCCGGCGTAGGCTGCGACGGTGTTGGCCGCAGACCCGGTGCCCGTGAGCGTGAGCCCCGGCACCACCAGCGTCAGTCCAGCCGTAGCGGGAATCGACAGCTTGATGTCATTGTCCACCGCCGTGGTGCCGCCGTACTGAATCGTGAGCGTCACGGCGCTCGCGGACGAATTGTAGGCATAGAGCCACACCTCGTCGATGATGGAGGACGAAGTGCCGGTCGCGTGGATGGTCGTGCCAGTCGAGGCCGTCGCGGCCACCTTGATGGCCTTGCCCTGCGTGGAGCCGGACAGTAGTACTTTGGAGAAGGTTGCCATTGTAGGAGGTTAGCCGAAGACCTGAGTTGCTAAGATGTTGGATGCATCGTCAAACGCCCCGCCGCCGCTACCAGCCGGACCCGTAGGACCTGTTGGGCCCGTTGCACCAGTCGGTCCCGTGGGACCCGTCGGACCCGTAACACTAGCTCCCGTGGGACCAGTTGGGCCCGTCGGACCCGTAACACCAGTAGCTCCCGTAGGGCCGGTCGGACCGGTAAGCCCTTGAGCACCTTGCGGACCCGTAGGGCCGGTGGGACCAGTGACTCCCGTAGCCCCCGTAGGGCCCGTTGGGCCAGTTAGGCCGGTAGCTCCAGTTGGGCCAGTTGGGCCGGTGGCTCCCGTAGCTCCCGAAGCCCCAGTAGGGCCAGTTGGTCCTGTGGCCCCCGAAGCCCCCGTAGGTCCGGTGGGACCCGTGACGCCGGCAGCACCCGTTGCACCCGTCGGTCCGGTTGGTCCCGTGGCCCCCGAAGCCCCCGTAGGACCCGTTGGCCCCGTCACACCCTGGTAGGTGATCTGGCACGCCGTTAGGATGATGGACGGGGTAGCCGGACGTACAGGGCCGGTGGCAGACGGAAGCTGCTCAATGGCTAGGTCGGTGCTCGTCCCATTCCAGTAGACTTGGATGTAGTCGTTGGCCGCGAACGTAGCGACGTAGTTAACCGTGGCTAGAATGTGCCCATCCACCCCACCGTGGGTGCCGGGAACGTCTACGACGCTATTACTGTCTGAAACGTCCGTCCCGTTCTTCCTAAACCACAAACGCGCCGTCTGGATGGCGGCATTGGTGTTACTAAGCTGGGCTGAGAATGTTACCGTGTAAGTCCCCGCATAGGTAAACTTAACCTGAGAACCACTCTGTAGGCTTACGCCATTGGACTCAAACGTAGAGCCAATGTTAACCGCCTGAGCCCCAGTCGTACTCGTCAGAGCTTGGTCCGTGGAGTCGTAGAACGAGCCATAGTAGGCCAGCACCCCGCCCGCACCTGTCGGGCCGGTAGGACCTGTTACACCCGTACCACCTGACGCATAGGAGAGGCTAGTCCACGCCGTCGTCCCATCCCCCAGCTTAAACTTGAGGGTGTCCGTCTCATAGCCGAGCTGGCCGGCCTCAATGACTGGATTGTTGCTAGTCCAGTTGGCGGCGGTGTCTCGACGATGGCGAAGGATGGCGGGCGTGCTCATTCAGATGTTCCGTTTTCCAAGTCTACCGTAGATGCGGAGTAGGTGGTAGAGGCCGCGCCCTCATCTAGGTCAAATACCGAGAGAATTCCATCACTTGACCCCTCTGAGAAGTCCCAAGCGCCAGAGAGAGCACCACCGGCTCTCCATCTGCCGTCCTGTCCCAGGACGTGTTGTGTGTTCCGCTTGTACGTCGGAATGGGCTTCCATCCAGCCCCCCGCCCTATGTCCTCCAGGGACCATTCGTCCCGGAAGTCCCGTACAACCGTGTTCTTGGTGATGGAAGGCATAGGTCTATTCTACCCTATGCCCGGAAACGGCGTTTCCTTGGCTTTTAAGCCACTTTTAGGCCGAGGGGGTAGCAGAGCCCCGCTTCGCGTACAGGGACCATCCTACGGCCAACAGGGAGCCTACGGAGCCGGCAATGGTCTCAACGGTGCCGGCGTCTAGGCTAATGCCCTTGGCAAGCAACCAACCACCAGCAATGCCGAGGAGGTGACGAACAATGGAGGAGATGACGGAGGCGTTCATAGTTAGTCCGATTCTGGCTTCTGTACGGAGGGTTCAACGAGCTTCTGGATGGCGTTAAGGGCCTGTTCCAGAACTTCGTGGTCTTGACGGGTGCCGCGAAATTGAGCGGCAGCCTGACTGAGGATGCTTAGAGCCTGCTTAGGGTCCATCCCTTACAGAGGGGACAAACCCGCGTTCTGGGCAAGAACTTTGTAGAACGCCGCGTCGGTGGTCCACGCGGCGGTCTGGGCTTCGGTGGCATTGACCAGTTGGGCGCTCACTTCCGCACCGGCAGCGTCGAGGAGGACGCAGTCGGCCACGGCGGGGCCACCCTGATAGTTGACGTAGCGGGCCGTGAACTTGGTTGCGGACTTGGTGCCGGTCGGGGTCCAGACAGACACGGGCTGCACATTGATGATGGTATTCATAGGAGATTAGTTGTTGGTGGTCTTGGCGTGAATGTAGTAGATGGTGCCGCCAATATCCACCTCGATGGTGCGGTTGGGCGACGTAGGCGAGACGGTGGCGACGGTGCCGAGCTTCCAAGCGGCGGCGGTGCCACCAGAAGGAGCGGCAGTCTTGACGCTTCCATAAAAAACACCATTGCCGGCATTTGAAATAGTAAGCGCATCAATCGATGCACTCGCGTCGCTACGCAACAACTGCAACTTCCAGTTCCCAATAGTGGAAGCGTCGGGACCAAAAACCACATTTCGCGCAGTACCAGAGTAGTAATCCAGTACGTGCGTATTGGCAGTAAATCCCGCCACAATATTGGAAGTGGCCGTGTAATACTTGGCGTGAATTTGTTCCCCCACCCCCACGCCCCCGCTCACCACCAAGGCTCCAGAGGAGGTGGAGGTGGAGGATGCCGTGGACGGGATTAGTACTTGGCCGCCGCTAGCCGCAAGGCCGGGACGACCACCGATGTACAGCTTTCGCCAGTCTACGTTATCGGAGCACGTAATGAACCCATAGCGACTCGCCCCCGTTGCGCTGGGCAGAGAGCCGATAGCAACTACAGCCGCGCCCAAGGTGCCATCTGCGCCAACGTCGGCACGTAAGGCGGTGAACTCCGTATCGTTAGCCGCAGCAGAATTGATCGACCGAAGGTAACTGCCCGCGTTAATCGCACCCCCCACCCCCAGCCCACCGCTCGTCCCGTTGCCCACCACCAGCGCGCCGGTAGAGGTGGTCGTGGAGGCGGTGGTCATTTCCACCGTTAGCGTAGAAGTCGTAAGCGATAACCGATTTACAGCATTTGTACCATCTCTCAGGGTAAATGATCCAACCGTGCGACCGGATTCAAGGTTGTATGTAATCCCTCCGGTGCGATTGTCTTCAAGCTGTAATAGGGGGAACTGACCAGCCGTACCAGCTGCTGTAATGCTAGCAAGCAATTTGGGATTTCCGCTACTCTTACTGACAGTAATATCCCCACCCGCCGTCAGCGTCCCCGTCACCGTGGCGTTGCCGCCAAACGAGGGATTGAACGCATTAACCTTCCGCGTGCCCGTAGTGCCGTCGATGACGAAGAAGTCGCCGCTAGCAGTGCTGGAGGCAGTCGTCGTAATGTCCTTGATGCGAATGTCGGCCATATTAGGTGAGGGCTAGGAAGGGATTGCCAGCGTCGTCCACCAGACGATCCCCGGTAGCGGTGATCAAGTAGAATGGAACGTCCGGCTGGTTGGCATACGGGACGCTGTTAAGGGTGTCCGACCAGAACGCACGATCCACCGCCGCAGGCGTAAACCCACGGTAGAGGTTGTCCGTCTTGGACAGAAGCGCCGTCTCAAATACCGTCACAGGTAGTTAAGCTCCTGAATCTCCACCACCACATCCGTGGAGTCCTTACGGATGGCCTTGGCGGCAATCGCCATCTGCCGGGTCCAATAGGCCGAGGCTCCGTCCTTGTACACAAACCCCTTCGTGGCAGTAGGATCGACCCCGTCAAACGTCACCCGCGCATCCGCCCCGTTAAACTGAATCAGGACGTGGGTGGTGCCGGCAGCCAAGGTGAAGTCCACCACAGCCTCCGCAGCCGAGCTAACCGTGTTCTGGGCGTGCGTCGCGCTATTCTGGGGGATAGCCTGGGACGGGGTGTTAACAATGCGGGCGTTAGCCATATTAGCGAGTGTACCTAGCCTGTTGAGTTGTGTGCGAGCGGATACGCTTGGCAGCGGTGTTCAAATTCCGCTGGTTCATCACGTTTTCCAATTCTAGCATAAGGAGAGACTCCGCATACCCCTCCTCCGCCGCCGCCTTCTCCAACTGCCCGTCATAACGGAGGAAGTCGGCAAAAGCCCCGTGCGCCCCATAATGGAAGAACTCCAAGGGCACATTCTGGTTGGTGGTCGAATTGTAATCCCCTTCCCAGCGTTTCTTGTAATCGACGTAGAACGTAGAGGCTCCTGACGTGTTGGTCAGAATCTGCGCCCCATCCGCCGTCACCACAAAGTCATACTCGCTAACGCTGTTCGTCACCCACGGCTCCTCGTCATAGATACGGAGGAAGCTGTCGATGGAATTGAGCGTGACTTGGGTGAAAGGTACCGTGCTATTGGTCGCCGCCCTCGCCTCTCCTAAAACCAAATAGCGGGGCCAGTAGTTGCTCCGCTTGTAGGCGTTGTAGATGCGCCGATTGATGAACGACCCCACCAACGTCTCTTCAGCGGACGTGAAGGACGTGTTGCCCGACAACCCCTTTACGAGGGTGAGCAGATTGGTGAAGGTGTCCGTTTGCATCAGATGGCGTTGGGCGACAGGTGCGGGAACTTCTTCCGATAGTACCGCAGGAACTCCTTACTCTTCACCTCCGCGTGTCCAAACTTCTTCACCAAGCGGAAATACTCGTCCGGCGGCATCATTGCCACGCACTTCCCCAGTCCCTGAATCGTCCTATGCCCGCGCATAGCCTGAGCCTGCTGCGCCGCCACAATCTCCTCCTTCTTCTCGTTAGCCTTCACCAACTCAAAGCCCATCTTAATCTCCTTAATCAGGGCGTCCTTGGCGGCTGTTCCCAAATTGGGAAGTTTGGTGATAATCTGCACGGGCTTAGTCTACCTTGGAGAGTGCGTTGAAGTACCTGTTGTAGTCAAACATCTTAGACCTCATCGAGAATAGCTTAATGGCGCGGTTGACGATGGTCATCCGGCTAAGGGATTGGGAATGATGGAGGGCGGCGGCCATCTCCTCTATCGTATTGCACCGAAACCCCGTCACCCCATCCTCTACAGACTCTACAAATCCTCCATAATTGGTTGATACCACGGGGGTTCCAGAAAGCTGGGCCTCGCAGGCTACATTCCCAAATGGCTCAAAGGACCGGGTGGGACAGATGAGGACACTAGCCTCGCCTAGGAGCTTGAGCTTATCGGCCAGGCTCACTTCCCCCAAGTATTCAGCTCCCCGGCTCACTAGCTTAGCATTGCCAAACCCCGCCACCTTTAGGGGCATCCCGGCCTTCTCTGCGGCCTCACAGGCATCCTCAATGCCCTTCTGGGCTGTTAGCCGGCCTAGGAACAAGGCATAGGGCTTCTTAGGGATGTTACGGATGTACTCCGAGTCGTCGTAAAAGGCGTTAATTACGGCGTCGTGCTGGTCTACAGGCTTCGCATTAGCCCATCTCCCAATGCAGTAGGAGCGCCAGACGTGGCTCTCCCACACCTTCCACTTGGAGAAGAACCCCTCATAGCCGATCCCGTACTCCACTACCTTGAGGTCAGGTAGCAAGATTTCGATCATTTTTTGACAGTTCCCACCCAATATGCAAACAAAGTCGCCCTTTTCTTTACGCTTGTTGATCTCATCCACGGCAGTCTGGTTGGTCTTCACCCACACCGGGTGCCCGGATTGCCAAGAGGGATAGACGTAGTGATTCCCGCCCGTAATGAGCTTCTGGTCCTCCTCCGTACTAATCACTACGTGCTCGTCGCAGATAGCCTGATTATGCGGCCCGCTGTACAGGAACACCGTATGTCCCAGAGTCTTCATCATCCAGCAAAACCTAATAGTTTTCTGGCTAAACCCACAGACTGAGAAGTCGCGGGTCGTGAAACTCTGAGGCATAGCTACAACGTGAAATCGCATAAAAAAAGGCGCACCCCGAAGGATGCGCCCTTTGTTAGGAGGTCAACCCTTTACGCCAGCTGACCGAGGTCCAACTGACGCCACGCGATGATCCACTCACCAGCCGTGAGGTTGGCGACGGTGCCGTTCAGCTCCATCAGCACATTCACCGCAGAGGTGGTGTTGTTGACGATGCCCACGGGACCAATGGTCGCGCCGGTCGCGGTGACGGCGAAGTTGTCGCCAGTGTTGAACGTCGCCTTGGTCAGGCCGTCCAGGTCGAGGTTGTCGATGCCATCATCCGGGTCAGCGGAGGTGACACCAACGTCCAGGGTGAGGTCGGACGCACCAGCCTCAGCCACGGTGTTAATCACCGCAACGAGGTCGATGATCGAACCCGCCGGCAGGCTGCCGATCTTGCGCTGATTGGCCGCACCAATGGTCGACAGGAACCCAGTGGTCTGGAGATCCAGGTAGTCGAACTTGATGAAGTTATTCAGCCCATAAGCCGCTTCATTGACGGACAGTTTCATAGTAGTAGTCTCCTTGGGTTAGGGTTAGCTGGTGCCGACAATGACGCCGTGCGCGCCCGGATGGCTCACCTTGAGGGTGCCCGTCCAGTCAACGTAGCCGCGCTCGCCACCACCCAGATTGGGGAGGCGGGTCGAACCGAGGCTGATCAGCTCACCAACCGCGTAGTACTCCGGGTTGACGAGGTAGCCGACATCCTTGTTGGTGGTGTCGGGCGAGCAGTCAGGGTTCATATCGACGATGGTCACCAGACCGTGGTCGGACTGGTAAACACCGACAGCCAACTTAATCATATTGTTCAGGTAGCTGTTATCGTTGGTACGAACAGCACCCGTGATCGTGTCAGCGCGGGAGAAGTCGGTGATGGCGCGGCGAAGGGCCGTGTCAGCAACGAGGGTGAGGCTGTTGGTCACACCCGACACGCGGTAGATCGACGTGACCATCCGGTTGAGGATGGTTTCCGTGAACGTACCGGAGGCGTGGATGGAGTCCGAGGGCGTGCGATATGCAGCCGGGACGTCAGCGGGGCCGGACGAATCCAGCCAGTCACCGAGACCACGCATCGTGTACGCGGTGCCGGCGCCGTTCTCAGCAGCGCGGTCCTGGGTGCCGATTAGGGCAGCCTCAGCATCACGCTTCAGCTCCTTGACGGCCTTCAGCTCCGCACGGGCGATGTCCTGCGGGCCAACCGAGGAGACGGCCTGCTGGAGGTCGCTCACGCGGTAGGACCGACGGAGCTTGTGGACGTAGTTGCCCAGACGGGCCACGTTCTCAAACTTGTCATCGAAGTTGGAGACATCCGCACCTTCCGCGACAGCGGTGGTGGTGGGAGCGGACAGCTTGTCCACGCCCCACTCAACGTAGGTGGCGTTAGCCTTGAACTTCTCAGCCGAGCTGAGGACGGGCGTCTCGCTGGGAGCGAGCTGCGTGATGGCGTCGTGAAGGTCCTCGCGGTTAAGCGCCGCAGAACCGGGGGAGGTCGTATCGAACGTGTTGGAGAAGGCCATTGTAGGCTTGGGTTATTTGCGTTTAGAGATTTGAGCTGCGCGGAGGGCAATGAAGTCACTACCTTTTCCTGTTTGGCGAAACCGGCTTTCTACGTCCTTGATGGACTTCTCCATCCGAGCTTCCGCCTTTTCAGGAGCGGCAGCCGTAGTGGAGGGGCTTGACGGAGGATTGAGCGTCGGTCCCTTGGATTTCTCCATCGGGATTTCCCGCCGGCCATACATCGAGTTGGCGGCGTGAGCGATTAGGTACTCAATCTGCGGCGCAATTTCGGGCACCGAGTCCTTCAGCTTCTTGAGACGGGGGTCAGCGACCATCGACTCATAACGCTTACGAACGTCGTTGTCCTCGCCCTCCAACCAGCCCAGCTCTTTACGAGCCTGCTGCTTGAATGCCGACTCAAGGTTGGAACGTTCCGTCTTCGCTTGCAGTTCTTGGAACTGGGCGGGGATGAAACGGTCCTTGGCACGGCGGGCTTTGCGGAGCGACTCGCGGATGTCAGCCTTGGTGTATTCCTTCCCGTCAACAGTCGCCACAATGTCTGAGGCGGCCATATCTTCGGAACGGAAGAGAATGTCCTCCGCCCACTCCACAACCTCGTTCACTTCCTTCAGCTTTCCCTGAAGGTCGTCGATGGTTGAAACGTTGGCGTAGGGGTTGTTCTCCACCTTCGGCTCGGGGAGTTGCTGCTTCGCCTGCTGGACCGCAGCCTCAAGGGCGGCAGCCTTCTCCTCGGCTAGCTTTCGCTTGGCCGTGAGTTCAGCAATGCGTTTGAGCAGGCCGCTTTTACCCTTCTGGGCAAGCTCGGCAATCTCCTCATCCGTAAGCTCGTCAATATCCTTAGAAAGAACCTCCTTAGCTTTCGGAGCTTCAGTTGGCTCGCCCTCCTGTGAGGTGGCCTCCTTCTTCTCCTCTGGCTCGGGAGCCGATTCAGTCGTTGAAGGCGGGGCCTTCTGGCGGCTGGCAATGCGGGCGGACAGGAAGTCCTTATCCGTCATTGGCTTGTTTTCCACGGCTGGTTTAGCGTCTGCCGAGTTGGACGATGTGACTTCTGGCATTGTTGTTTTCCGCCCGTAACGCAGGCGATGCGACGGGCGAATGCTAGCACGCTGTTTTCGTCCTTGCCCGTAAAGGACTGACAGCCATCTCTATGGGGATGGACCCAAAGGCTTTAGAACGACTCCATAACAGCGAAGACTTCCTGGCGTTCTTGGACGAGGTTTACAGCCAGCGGGAGGGCTGGATAAGCAATCTCCACGACCGTAATACGGACGCCATCCAGCAACTGAGCGGGCGCATCTGTGCATTGGACGACGTGTTGAGCGCCGCCCAATACAAGGCGTTGAGTGCTAAGTGGGCCTCGCTCAGGCAGTGATTCCCTGAGTCTGCATCTCGCCCATCTGGGCGGGAGCCGTGCCGATACGTCCAATTTGGGCGTTCTGCATCTGCTGCATCTGGAACTGGTACTGCTGTAAGTACTTCTCCAGACGCGACTTGAATGCCTCGTCCTGCTGTAGACGCTGCATAACGTCGGGCTGCTGGGTGTACTGCTGAATCACCTGCATCGCCACCTGAGCCCCATTCGGGCGGGCACCCACCTCGATGCCCGCGTAAATCTTAGACAGGTCATCAGTCACCTGCTTCACGATTTGCTGCTGGGCTTCCTCAGCCGGCTGGAGGACGGCGTCAGCCAGGGCGGGATTCACCGCACCAGCCAACACCTCCAGCATCCGGTCCATATTGATGCGGCCATTACGGTCGAACTGCACCAAGCTGACGAACTGGTTGAGCTGGGCTTCTAGGGCCTCGGGATCGTTGTTTAGGACATCGAAGTTGATGACGATGTCGAAGTCCTCATTCGGGTCACCCCGCGAGAAGCGGACGGGATCGGTGACGCCCGTAACGCGGAAGAACACCTCTTCCGGGCCAAAGCGTTGATAGCACTTGAACGCCATCCGCAGGACATCCCGGACGTGGCTCAGGAACTTATCCACGTAGTACTGCTGGCGAATCCGGCTCATCGGGTTCTCGTGGTCGAGCCCCATAATCCGGTTGGCCTCCTGCGTGAGGGTTTGCTCAATCTCCACAGAGCCCGGATTGAACGGAGGAACGGGCCCAAACTGAATTTCACCCATCCGGCGATAGGGAATGCGGGCCGCCGGACCGTAGTCCATCGGGGGCTGGCCGTTAGCCGGGTACAGCAGCGGCGGGATGGTCGCCATACTGTTCCGATCCATCCGGCTATCTCGCTCACCCTTAATCTGCCATTGCAGGCCGACTAGCTGCTCTGGAATCGTCGCCAGCTCGTACAGGCGTTTGTTGTCCTCACTCAGACGGGTGACGACAAAGGGGTAGTCGTCATAGCCATTGAGCAGCTCAAACTTGGCAAACTTCGGTTCCTCCGACCGTCCCATAAACTGGGGGTGGAAAACCGTGCAATAGATGCCCTCAGAGTTGTCCTCCTCGGATACGAGCCGCTGGTAGCAGTAGATGATCTCGTAGAGTTCGTTAGTCTGCTCTTGGGCCGACCGATTGGAGGACGTATTGGTGCGGGGATCCGTGATGTCCACCGACGTGGCGTAGTTTTCCACCACAAAATCCACCCAGTCCTTATCCCAACCTTCCGTCGCGGCCTTGTTCTTCAGCTCCTGGGCCGTCATCAGCACCCGCCAGAAGCAATAGGGGGCTTTTTGAGGATCGGTGGTGTAGGACGGGAAGAAAACGTCCCCATCGGGAGCCAACGCACACACTTTGGGGGCATTAACCGTCTGCCGGACGATGGGAAGCTCCGCTTTCCCGTCCTTACGGAGCTGTTTAATGGCCTTCGTAGCCCGACTTTGGTTAACTCCCTTAAACTGCTGCTGGAGAAGGGCGGCGATGGCCTTGTCGTCGTTCCCCTCAACGATCATTCGGGCCAAATCGGGGCTTAGTTGGGCGATTTGGTTCAAGTCGAGCTGCTGAAGGAACGTCCGATCCTCCTTTTGCCACCCGACATAGCTCACCATCATCCCCCGCTCAAAGAGGTAGTTGGACCCCAGCTCCATCTGCCGGCGGAAGTCCTTGATGTAGGTGGACACCATCCACTTCAGGAAGGCAGAGGTGACCCGCGAACGCTGCAAATCCCCCACTTCTACGGGGTAGGCACGGATGTTCGCCCGCGAGAGGGCAGAGATACAGAGCGCAATGTAAGTATTGATGCGCTCGTTAATGAGGGGGACTTCCGTATCCGACGCGCCTTCAAAAGGGAATGCGTCCGCTCCGTGCTTTCGGAGGTCCTTGCTCTTTCCGGGCCAGATGCAGCGCCTGTAGTCGAAGGAGTCACGGGTGGACTCAAGATACCAGCTCAGATCGTTTACGGTCCGGTCGTAGGCGTTCTTCAGCGTCAGGACGTCGGGTTCCTTCTGGACGAAGGTGAGGGCTTCCATTCTATCGGTGTTCATTGAGTTTGCGCCGGATCGACTGGAGTACGGAGTAAGAGTAGTTTTTGTTAGCCGCGATCTTCTCGGACAGGTCTTGAGGGGCTACGGGTTGATAGCGGGCTTGGAGAGTACGGGTGAGGATTTCAAAGCCCAGGAGTCTATCGGTCTGCTCGGCCTGCCACTCAGGGTCCAAAGACTTGTCATTTGGCGAGTGCATCGTGCCGGTAGGTGATTCCCCCTTGGGCGTCTTCAATTAGGTCAACATAGATGTGCTTGCCGATAAGCCTATCACACGTCGAGGGTTTAACGACAGCGAGGAATCGTCCGTCCTTCCCGTGCTCTACGCAGTAGACATAGCGGGGATTGGGTGCGCGGCCTACCACCTTCACCTGTAGGCGCTTCGGCACAGCCAGAGGCACCTGTACCGCGAGCCTCACCTTCGCCGCACCCTCCTCGGTGAAGTAGCGTTGGTTCTTCACCGTCAGGTAGTCCTCTGGCGCGAGACGCTGGTCCCTAATCTTAGCCAACTGGAAGTTGCTAATCTTGAGTTCCTTGGCGAGTTCGATGAAAGGTATCATTAGTAATACGTCTTGGGTTTGGTAATTCGCAGGGCTTTGGGGTCTACGTAGGAGATGCCGTCAATCGCGGCGTAGCGCAGAACGTCCACGGGATCCTTCCACGCTTCGTCCAGCCCTCCATCCCCCGTATATTCCTGAAGGGCTTGGATTAGATTGTCGCACCTGTCCGAGATGTAGAAGTGGGGCCTATTCAAGCTATCCACCGGGAGCTTACGGTTGTAGCTCATCTTACTCTGCAAGGCTTGTAAGCCATCTTCGATGTCCAAGCCTGGAGCTGGGTTAAACGTAAGCCCCGCATCCGACAGGTCCTCGATGATGGACGAAGCTCCGTGGGAGGTCTGGTACTTCGCCGCGCCTAGCCGAGGATCAATTAGACGGTCGGTGACCGTTATGCCGTGCTCAGCTTCAATCTGACCAATTAGATCAACATAGTCTCGGATGCCAAAGCCTAGTCCCTTAGCCCCTTCTCCACCAATCCACTTCCCGCCGTGCCACTTGGCCCATTCTCCCACATTAACATCCGGCCACTCCCGATAGACAAACCACGTCCCAGACGGGTCTACGGCTATCCAGCACATAAACCAGTTCTTCCGTCCTGCGGGGTCCAACACCATAAAATGTGTCTTCCCTTTTAGGTCGATGGACTCGTGCTTCACCACATTAAGCTCCCGGCTGAAGTTGGGGAACTTCGTGCTCATCGACTTAGTCGGAATCCCGTACGCACGGGTGAGCACCTCCTCCTCCGGTCGCCCGCTTAGGTCTTTGGCGATACGCTCGTAACCACCGAAAGGGTTGTCCCGGCTGTGAAAGTAGATGATGGATGCATCTCGGTTTCGGGACTTCTGTATGTACGGGACGTTCCGCCCGTTGAGTAGCTCTGCTGGCTTGGTGCGTAGGTTGGACGCTCCTTGGAGGTAGTCTCGGACCACCTCTGTGTAGCCATCAATAGGCGTAAAAGTAACCAGCAGTTTAGCATTACGAGTAGCCAAACGAAAACGAAGGGTGGCGAGTAGCTCCGGGCCGATGAGATACTCATCACACCAAGCGCCAATGTTAAGCCAGTTGGGACCACGACATCCCAACTCCGCGCCTTCCAGAATCGTGTCGTTGTTGAGAAACTGGGCATAGGTTTTGAAGATTATCGAGCTCTTGCTCCCCGGTAGGATGAGGCTGCTCTTAGAGAATCCGTTCTTCCGGGTGTAGGAGACGTTCTCCTCTGTACCCAAAACCTTCACTCTGAACTCTTCAGGTAGGGCGTCGTAGACCGCAGACTGCTGCTGACGGATGGACACGTCGGCATTCTGGGCGAAGCACATAATCACCGACTGGGGGTTCTCCACGGCGGCTTTGACGACGGCGTGCGCGGCCCAGGTGGTTTTCCCGCTCCGGTTCCCCCCGCTCACCAGAATCTCCGAGCTATGCTCCAATAGTTCCTCGGCATCCTTCCAATGGGGAAGCTTCCACCCATACCTGTACGGATCGCGGCGGCTATTGGCGATGGCCGAGTGGTAAAGCTCGTGGAGCTTGAGAACTTCCTCGGGCTCCATCCGCGCCACCTCCTCATCCGTAGGCGGACTAACAATCTCGTGCTTTTCCCAGACTAGGCTCATTTCCGCCGCCAGAGCGCGTAGGGATGGGAGGACATTCCTAGAGTTAGTTCCTCCACCAAGTCATACTTCTCCTCTAGGAGGGGACGGAAGGAGGGCTGGCCGGCCTGATGGCAGAGATAGGCATTCCCATTCTCCAACTGTCCGTGGCTCACCGTGAACAGATAGGGCACCTTTAGCTCGGCCAGAATATCTAGCCAAGCAGCAATGGCGACAAACGAACACTCGTTCCAGCTATGGATGTTCACCGCCACCTCACACTTGGGATGGGTGGAAAGAAGCTCCTCCGGGCTTAGAACGTGGACGTTGCCGCTATGGACGTAGCAATCGACGTGCTGCCGGCAGACGTTCCGGCTCACCTCCACCCCATCCGTACACCAGTAGTCCTTGACGTAAGGGGCCGCGCTCACAGCCAGCCGTCCATACCCCGCCCCAATGTCCAAGATGTTATGCCCTAACAGCCTGTGCTTATCCAAGAACCACAACTCCGTATTGGCATCCAGCCATTGTCTGGTGACGGGGCCAAACGTCCGGGTGTTAACAAACCTCGCCCCGTGGCTCACGTCCCGTAGCCGGCCAAACCTATCAAACGCTGGGATGTCCCAACGCCCAATCCAATCGGCCACTTGGTCAAACTCCTCCGGCTTTTGGCTGTCCTGTTCCACAAAGACGGGGCTCTTGGCATATTGATCGCCAGCCAAGCTCACCATCGCCTGCCACTTGTCCCACATCGCTAGGTTCTTAACTCCCGCTATCAGAGGGTTCATTTGAAACGTCCTTGGTTAGAATCTCTACGCGTCCACCCTTACGCATATTCTCAACGGCTGTGATGATGCGTAGATTGTCTGGCTTATGCTCACCGCCAGCGCACACCGGCATTATGTGGTCAACGTGATGGGGAATGCCCGTGCATTTGCTTATGCGGGCACAGGTGGCATAGAGCTTCCCAATTAATTTGTTATCCGCCGGATCGGGCTTGATCTTGGCCCGCCGTCTAGCCTCCTCTGTGCATTTGACCCAAGGCTTGGATTGGTAGTAACGCCTAGAAGCCTTCCGCATATTGGCCTTCTGGGATTCAAAGTACTTCCGGTAAAGCTCGGGGTTGGCCTTGAACTTAGCGCGTCGCTTCTCGTTTAGGACTTCCTTGTTCTTGCGCTGATACTCCCTCTGCTTAGCCAGCATCTTCTCCCGGTTCTTTTCCTTCCAGCGCCGTGCCGACTCAATACACCTATCCAAAACCTCGCGGGCAGCCCAGTACTCCGTCCCGTTCTTCTGATAGCAGATAAAGAACAGGCCGTCTTCCCTTTGGGTTCCGCGTTTAATCCTTGGGTTGTTCAACTGGTTTAGGCTCAACAGTCAACGAGTCCACATTGATAGATGCAAGCCTTAACTTATCCTTGGCAGCTTGGATTGCCGCCATCGCATCTTCAAGGCTTGGTGCTGCGCTCTTATGTTCAACGGTTACCTTGTTCTCTCCAAGGACGGCCAAGTATTTGTCTACGCTGATGCCCCAAGGAATAGACAGGTCCCTAATGTTGGTCCGCGCCAACTGCTCAGGGTCCTCCGCCAGCATCCGCATCTTCTCCTTCTGAAGGAGTCTTAGACCTTCCGCAATCTCCAGGGCATCCTCGGCCAACACAGCCCGCCGCTCATCCAGCAAGGTCTTATGCCGGGCCTTCAACCTAGCCACCGTGTCCCATTGAAGCCCCAACTCCTTCTGGATGGTTCTAAAGCTCTCCCCATCCGCCAACATCTCCAAAGCCCGCGTAGCCTTCCCCGGGTCCGTCCTTTCTAAGAAGTTCCCGGTACGATCACCCACCTCCGCCACCGCCTTAGCCATCTTACTCATCTGCCGCTTCGTCGCCATAGCTTATTAACGCCAGACGCCCTTTCCTTTAACAAGCTTAAACGTATTAAGCGAACGGCGGCCATTTAAAGGGATTTTTTAAAAATGGATGTCTGGATATGGCCTGCTTCCCAGAACCCCGCTAATGCGGCGGGAGGGTCATTTGCAGCAATTTTTTAAGGGGTGGGTTTATCAATCCCAATCTTCCTCCAGCTCCCAGCGTCGACCCCCTCCCCCCCCATCTGGGATGGGGTGAATACCCTAGGAATAGGGATAGGGTGAATACCCTAGTGTCTGGCCTGGGGTTAATCCCCTAGTGGGGTAGGTTACTCTCAATTGTGACCGTGTACGGACGGACACGCGAGGCTCGGACCATTAAGGGGGTGATGGGTTGCAACCCTACCTTTCCCCGGATGCAGCTAGCCTTGCCGACTTGCTACCGGCTTTCCTTCCCTTTGGGCTTCCTTTGGGTTGGCTTTGAAGGGTTGGCTGTTCCTTCCCTCTATTCGCTTCCTTCCTTGCCTTGGGTTGCGGGGCTTTGGTTGGCGGGGAGTTTGGGGCTTTGGTTGGCGGGGCCTTGCTTCCTTCCCTAGCTAGCTGGCCGGGATTGGGTTGCCTGGCTTGGCCTACGGGGTTGGCTTTCCCTCGGGAAACGGGCCCAAAACTTTTTTGAAGAAAAGGCTTGCGCGCTGCGGAAAGTTCGTTCCTATTAATACCGGCGAGGCGAAAACCGCCGAGCGAAACACAAAAACAGAAATGAAAACCGAAACCGTAACCGTTCTCACTAACACGCTCGCCGGACTACGCAAGGCGGAGCGTTTGCAAGCTTTGGGATGGGCGCAAATCCGCGTCACCCTATTCAGCGTCACCTTTACCCGGAGGGTCTCAAAATGAAACGCACGCTAGAAACCCTCGCCTGCCTGGCCCTTTGCCTTATCCTATCCGCGGTCGCCCTTGGGTTCTGCGGGTATTTCGACTAACCCACTAAACAACAAAGACATATGAAAGAAACTGTTACGCAATCCCGCTTCCTTGACGTTTTTCGCCAAGTGAGGCCCAACCAATTCTCGCGCAACGCGCTTGTCGCTTTGTTTGAACACTTGGAAGAGTTGGAACGCGACCTAGGCGAGGAGACGGAATTTGACCCTATCGCCCTGTGCTGCGACTGGACAGAGTACGCGGACCCAGTCGAAGCTGCGGAAGCATACGGTTGGGAAGCGCCCGAAATCCCGGAAGGCGAGGAAAGGGACGATACGTCGGACCGCAAGGCGCTTGAATACCTTCAGGACAATACGCACGTCATAGACTTTGACGGCGGGGTTTTGGTTTTGAACTTTTGAACCTATGCACTTTTTCCCATCTCCTCAGCACGCCCTAGAAAGCGAAGACATTGCTCTTGTCGTTGGCCTTGGCGGCGGCCCGAAAACCCGCTCCACCGTTGCCCGCGCCTTGCGTGCTTGGCGGCGCATCGGAAATCCTTCCCGCGCCAAGTGGCTCCGGAAGCACGTCTCCTTTATCGCGGGACACCTTTTCAAGTAATGAAAATTAACACCCCTTCAGATTTCGGGCGGGCCTTGAAGGCCGGGCCCTTTGCCTGGCCGGGAGGCTATCCCCTCTTTTTCGTGTGCTCTGACGGCGCGCCTTTGTCTTTTGAGGATGCCCGAAAGCACGGCGCGACCATATGTAACGCTATCCGGGAAAGGGACCGCAGTGGCTGGCGGGTGGTTGCGGCGGAAGTTAATTGGGAAGACGGCGACCTTTATTCGGCCCACTCTGGACGAAAGATTGAAGCCGCCTACGTATGAAACGCTTTCACTTCATCCTCTCGGCGCTTTGGCTGCTTGCGGGCCTTTTTTCGCTAGTTGGGAGCGCGCTTTACGCAATCCTTAGCTAAGCCTTTCCCCTTGCCTATCGGGCCCGCTTCGGCGGGCCTTTTTTGTGCCTGAATCCGCGCTCCTCGCCCTTTTCCTCGCCCTTGTCCAACTAGAGAGTGGCGGGGATTTACGGGCCCGGAACGGCGACGCTATCGGGCCCGCGCAAATTCGGCCCACCGTGATTTCTGATTGCCGCGCTTTGGGCGTCAAGGCGGACCCGCGCACGCTAGCCGGGGCTTTCCTGCTTTTTAAGACGTATACCGGCGCGACCCTTGCGCGAAGGGGAATCCCCGACACGCCCCGCAATAGGGCGAACGCCTGGCGCTTCGGTCCCTACTCCTCAGCCGTGACCCGAAATGCGGAAACTACGTATTCTCGCAAGGCGGAGGCACTTATGGCAAACCTAAGCTTTGTTGAAAAATGGCCCTTAAAGAGTCGATCCGCCGCAAACGCCTTAAGGCATCGACCCCAAAATCCCCCTTAAGGTGGTTTTAAGCGCCAAGGTGCGGCGATTCGACGGCTTTACCCACCCCAGAAATGCCCGCAAATGCCCTTTAAATCGATTTTGCGGGGTTTTCTGGTTCGTGCCATATCCACGTCCGGTTTTTCTCCTTAAACACCGTAAACGGCCTTACTTGGAACCCTGGAGGAAGCGAAGCGCCGGGGTGCGCCTTAAGGGCCTTACCCTCTAAACCCTTTTTGGGGGGTAGTTTGGGGGTAGGGGTAGCCTCAAGGGTGAAATCGTCCAAGGGTGTGGAAGGTGCGGAAGGTTGAATTCCTACATTCAGGGAATGGGGACAAGAGAAAAGAGTGTCGGGGGAAAATCGCCTTAAAGGGTCAAATCCCATCTTCCGCATCTTCCGCGCAGCACTCGCGCAATGCGCCAACTCTGCGCCAAATGACTATTTTATTCCTTAAGGCACTGATCCGCAAATACTTAGTAGAAACATCACAACAGAACACATCCAAGACTTGCCCTTAAACGTCTAACCCCTAGATCAGTCGTTGTCAGTCGCGGTGTACGGCCCGCTCAACCAATCTACTCCCTGGGAAGTCTCGGGGGAAGCCCGGTCGAGAGTCGTACCTCGCCGGGCTTCTTGCTTTTAGGAGCCCCGTAGGGTTCCGGCCACGTATCAGCCCCATAGGCCCCGGACGCTTTAAGCGGCGACACAGTCGGATTGGCTAGCTTTGTTGGTCGAAAGACCTTCCCGAAACTTCGGAGGATTCGATAGGGAAGGCGTGGGTGGCTCCAGCACTCAGGCTCAGGGCAGTTAGACCACTAGCGAAACGCGGACCTTAAGACCCTTCGCGGAATCAGCCAACGGCAAATAGGCAACCAGGCCCTCGGGCTATGGAATCCTCCTGCATCTAGGCTAGGGCAGTTTGTTGAAAATACTACCTAGTATTTCTTACACCCTAAGGCGGCGACCCGGAGCGGCGTCCTTACAGGAGCCGCATAAGACGACAGCCAATGTCCGATAGATCAGACCTTATGTCTCATAACGTCCGATATGTGAGACATTAACCCCTTAATAGCTCAGAAGTGAGAGGGAAATGAGACATTCTCATCCCAATAGCTCAAATACGATATAAAGCGTTGATTCTCAACTGCCGGGATTCTGGGCACAGGAAATGAGCTTGGCGAATGACGGGAAATTTGATCCAACTTTAGCAGCCGGCAACAAGCCGGCCCCAACAAAGACACGAACCACGAAGAAAATGGACATCAAAGACATCGCCTACGGGCTCCAAACCAAGCTGGAGGTTACTTGCTCAGAGCAAGCCGACCTCATCAAAGCCGCGATCCAACTGCTCTACGAGCAGAATGCGAAGATTGAGATACTCACCTACCACTTGGACTGGATTAACCAGAAGGAGGCCGCGCTATGAGCCTTAAAAACTACATCCTCCAAGACCCGACGGCTTCCTACCTAATGGGCCGCATCCGGGCACTTCAAAGCACCTCCCGATTCATCCGCCAGGGCATCCTCACCTCAAAGAACACCTTCACCGAGGAGTGGTTCAGGGATGAGATTAGGAAAAGTGCCCTCACCATCCGCCGGCATCACCAAATTGACCAGACCATCTACGGAGGTGTGAAATGACCCTTCTACTCGCAGCCATAGCCCTCTCAGCCCTAATCGGGTTTGTCATCGGGGTGGTTTACCAAAGCGACAACGGACCGGATTACGACGAATGAGCTACATCGACGAAGCATTAAAGGTAGTAACCGGAGACCGCCAGGACTCCTACGGAAACCCAATGGCCGACTTTAAGGGTACGGCCCTCATCTGGACTGGGATTTTGCAGCACAAGCTGCACGCACCCATCACCGCTGAGGATGTGCCTCTGATGATGATTGGGCTAAAGCTGCGCCGCGAGGCCCACAAGCACAAGGACGACAACTACGTGGACATCATCGGCTACTCCATCTGCGCGGAGTGGATGGCTACGGGCATAAAGCCAGAAGGAAAGGAGGCGCAGCCGTGAACGACACACAAATTATGGACTTACAGGCGTTTGAGTTGGTCGGGAAGGTTAATCAGTTGTTGCGCGAAAACGAAGAATTGAGGGCAGAAAACACTCGGTTTTTTAAAGCCGGGACGCAACAGTGGGTGGAATTTCGGAAGCGTAAGCAAGAGTATGCCGATGAGATCGCTTGTTTGCGCGAGGACAAGGAGCGGCTAAACTGGCTTGACGGGCAACGCGCCAATCAGTCGTGGCGTTACACCAAAAGTACGAACGACACCGCAGAAGGCTTAGTGCTCATTACAGATGGAAGAATAAGCACCGCTAGGTTTGCCATCGACGTTGCTCGTGGGAAGGAGGCGAAGCCGTGAGCAACCTACTTATTATGTCACCTGCCGATTTCTGCGCTGCAACCAAAGCGTGCGACGAAGGCCGCGACTGGGCTCTCACCCAACCGACGATGATTGACGTGTGGGAAAACTGTCCACGAAGCGAATGGCTATTGTGGATAAGTGACGCAATCAACCAACGACTTGACGACCGGATGCTGCGCTTGTTTGCCGTCTGGTGCGCGAGGAATACTCCGCTCGCAGACGGACGCGTCACCGGCGACTTGCTGACCGACCCGCGCTCGCTCGCCGCGCTCGATGTTGCGGAGCGATACGCTGCCGGAAAAGCGACGGATGAGGAGTTGGCTGCTGCGCGGGCTGCTGCGTGGGCTGCTGCGCGGGCTGCTGCGTGGGCTGCTGCGCGGGCTGCACAAGCCGATCACCTCCGCACCCTAGTACCAAATCCGTTTAAGCGGGAGGTCAATAAATGAGCCAAAAACAAGACGACGAGACATCGGACAACGATACGATGGGAGGTCGCATAGATCCGTTCGTTTTAATTCGGGTCCGCGCAAATCGAGTGATTGCTTGCTGGTACGAATTAACGAGCACCACGCATCAACGCGCCTTCGGCAAAATGAACCGCGCAATAAATAAATTGGAAGATGCGATAGCTGACTACGAGGCCGAGCGTCTGGGGCAAGTCGTGGACGCTATGACACCAGAGCAAATCCATGCCTATCTTGAGATGATGGGCGTAAATATCGATGAGCTTGAATATCGAGCCGCTGAGTTACGCAAAAAGTTAGAGACCAAAAATTGGGGACAGGATCAAATTATGAATCAAAACATCAACGAAGGAGGGACACCGACGTGAGCGATCACTTAATTGCCGAAGCGAATAGGCACGCGAAAGCATTGGGTAAAATGACCTTGCCAACAACACAATCAACGCAGCGCGACATTCAATGGTACATAGATGAGTGTATTGATTTGCGAAAGCAATTGGATCAGGAATGCGCATCAAAGCGCGAGCATTTGCGAATTGCGTGCAGGGAAATCAATGAGCTGAAAGTAAAAGCCGGATTTTATGAACGCGAGATTGCTCGTCTAAGAGCAGACGGCGCCCGCTTGGATTTTATCCTGTCGCTGGGATCGATCGCTAGGTTTTCAGCTGCGTGCTCAAAGTTGAAAATTGAGTCAACTGGAGAGCAATGGCTCCACGACGCGAGGCGGGCAATCGACGCCGCAATGAAGGAGAACTACAAATGAACGTCCGACTCATAGCCCTCACTACTCCCTCCAAGGAGCTTCAGGAGGATAGCGACATCTGGACGGCGGAAGACCTCATCGTCTACGCCGCACGGGTCAGCAATCCGGCCAACCAGCTCAATAAGGAGACGGCTCCTAGGCTCATCAACTACTGCATCAAGCACGGACATTGGTCCATCTTTGAGACGGCCTCGATGACGGTGGAGATTGAGACCTCCAGAGCCATCGCCGCGCAGATTCTGCGTCACCGCTCATTCACGTTCCAAGAGTTTAGCCAACGCTACGCCTTGGCTCAGGGGTTTGAGGCTGTGGAGCTACGCCGGCAGCATCCGCAGAACCGCCAGGCATCCGGTCCGCCCATCGAGGACCACCGTATGTCGGAGATTGTCAGGAACGTCATCGAGACCTCTTACCAAGCTTACGAAACCCTAATTAACGAGGGTGCCAGCAAGGAGACCGCTCGGATGGTGCTGCCGCTCTGCACTAGAACCCGGCTTTATATGACCGGGAATATCCGCTCTTGGATTCACTATCTGGAGCAGCGGACAGCAGACGGCACCCAGAAGGAACACCGGGACATTGCCCAAGCTATCCAGATCATCTTCACCGAGCAGTTCCCGAACATCTACCAAGCCATCTATGAAAGCCACGATTGAATTTGACCTGCCAGACGAGCAACACGCTTACAAAGCGGCCAACCTGTCGTCTGAGATGTCCGGCGTCCTATGGGACCTAGATGCTTACCTCCGCTCCGGGATCAAATATGGTCCAGACGGCGAGGAATGGAAGACGGCTGAGGCCCTGGCTGCCCACATCCGCCGGGAGTATCTCTCAAACATCATTGACCGATTGGAATGCTAACGGAACGCATACAGTTTGAGAACGCGATGCGACGCGGGGCCTCGCTCAAAGAGCTGCTGGCTCAGTTCACCCGGCTAAACGCATCTGCCATCCGGCAAAAGATTAGTACTTTGGGGTACAAGAAGTACCACTTAACCAACGAAGAATGGAAACACATACTGCAAAGGAGACGCATCGATGAAACTACCACACAATGAACAGGCGGAGAGGATAGTCATCTCAACGATAGTTCAGGAGGGCTCCTCGGCCCTCCTCAAAGCCTTGGACTACAAGGTGAGTGAGAACTGGTTCTACAGCCCCTTCTGTAAGGTGGTTTGGAAGCAGATTAACGAATGCCACGTTCGCGGGAAGGGACTGGACCCTCACGTCATCTGTGAGGAGATTCGCCGCACCGATCCCGACCTAAAGAAAGTGGGAGGCTTGGCTAACTTCGCGGACATCACCGGAGCCGCGCAAACCTCCATCTCCTTCGTTTATAGCCTAGATCGGATAAAGGAGCTATATCAGGCCCGCGAGATAGCCGTGGTGGCCGCAGAGACGCAGGAACTGGCTTTAGCGGGCAAACCACAGGTGGATGAGTTCGTCGCCAAAATCTCAAAGCTGCTGGCCCTGCGCAATCAGACCGCCACGCAGGTGAGCCTGAAGGACGCCGCCGGCCTCGTAATGGCCGACCTAGCCAAGCTTCTTTCCGGTGAGGTGGAGCAGCCGGGGATGACCTGGCCGTGGGGTGATATGACGCGGGAATTGGGCGCAGCCACGGGAGGGGAGCTCATCATCATCGCCGCCCGCCCCGGTGTGGGAAAGAGTTCGATGGCCCGCGACATCTGCCGCCATTGGGCGACCAAATACGGCAACGTGCTGCTGTTCAGCCGGGAAATGCCGGTCAAGAAAGTGTGCTTAGGCCTAGCTGCGATGATGTCGGGCGTCTCGGTTAAGAGCGTCAGCAGCCAGCACGCCATGCCGGGAGACGTGAACAAGTTCAAATCGGCTCTTACGGAGATTGAGACGAACTTGAGCAAGACGCTCCACATCTTCGACTCGGACAAGAACCCGCAGCAGATCGCCGCCCGCATCGAGGCTTGCAAAGCCTTTATGTCCATCAAGGCGGTGGTAATCGACTATCTCCAGCTCTACGTCCCGCCGCACGGCAAGGGTGAGACCCGCGACATCGCTATCGGGCAGGTCACATTGGCCTTCAAAGACCTCGCGGTCTCGCTGGGCATCCCCGTCGTGCTCCTCGCACAGGTGTCCAGAGAAGTGGAGAAGGAAAGCAGAGTGCCCCGCCTCTCAGACCTCCGGGAGTCAGGAAATATTGAGCAAGATGCTGATAGGGTGCTATTTATCCACCTTCCATCGGAGAACAGCGAAGGCACGCCGCAGACCATCAACGACCAGAACCTCGCCACCTTGGAGGTGGAACTAGTGCAGGCGAAGGGCCGGGATAACGGCTGCGCGAGCGTCAAGATGGCTTTCCACCGACCCACCACAAAGTTCAACCAATTACGCGCCAGATGAGCAACGGAAAGGGCGATAGTCCCCGCAACTGTTTCTCGGACACCTTCCGGGACAATTACGACCACATCTTCTGCAAGAAGGAGACGGACCGCAATCCCATCCATTGGGCTAATTTCGCTGGCATCGACAAGGAAGGGGCCGTGGATGACGTCTCGCCGCGATGGATAGTCTACGATCCAAAACAAGCGCAAGCGGCTGTTGGTGAGCTTGATAGGATTTTCTCGAAAGAAAAGGCTTCCACTCCCGCTAAAAATACCCCAGTAATGGGCGCAGAGAAACAGAAGAAAGGAACTTCCAATGATGACATCCGAAAAGATTGATCTGATTGCGCCGGCGTTGCTGGCCGCTCAGAAGGAAATCGGGAACGCGACCAAGAACGCGAAGAACCCGCATTTCAAAAACAACTACGCCGACCTAGGCGCGGTTATCGACGCTGTGAAGGAGCCGCTAAACAAGAACGGCATCGTCATCCTTCAGAGCCTGTCTGGTGGCATTGCGGAGAGCAACTCCCTGCATTTGACCACCCGCCTCCTGCACACCTCCGGGCAATGGATCGACGACGTGGCGTGGTCCCCGCTTCCGAAAGCCGACCCGCAGGGGGTTGGATCGGCTACGACATATCTGCGTCGCTATTCGCTCGCTGCAATGCTCTGCATCACCCAGGAGGACGACGACGGGGTGGCTGCGATGCCGGCCAAGCCCACACCCGCTCCTGCCAAGCCGAAGGTTGAATCAACCAAGCCCACAGGAGACGACCCGTTCTGAACTTCCGTCAGTAAACCATAAACCAAACCAAACACACAAATGATTAGCGTCACGATTAACGTCTCGAAAGTTAACAAGGAATACCTGTACGAGGGTAAGAACGGCAAGTATCTGAACGTCGTTCTCTTCCAGTTGGATGCGCCGGACCAGTTCGGCAACAACTACAAGGCCGTACAGGGTCTAACCAAGGAGCAACGCGCCGCCGGCCTCAAGGGACCTATCCTTGGCAGCGGACGCACGATGGGTGGCAGCAAGCCCACCTCCGGCGGGGAGGATGTGCTGTGAGCCATTGGTACAACGCCGAGGGCAAGGCGTGCCATAACCAGCCCACAAAGAAGGGCGCGAAGAACGCCACTCGTCCCACCAACATCACAGACGCCCGCGCTCAGGGGCTGTTCCCGTCCATCACCACCATTATGGGGGTCGTGGATAATCCGGCCCTCAATAGGTGGAAGAACTCCCGCATCGTGGAGTGGTGCTTCAAAGCTCCTCCAGGCCCGGAGGAAACTCTGGAGCAGTACACCGGCACGGCGCTGGAGAAGGCGTTTGAGGAGGTGGCTAATGCTGCCGACCTCGGCACCGACACCCACGCCAACATCGAAGCCTACACTCGCGGCGAGCCGATGCCGTATCAAGGGCACGCCTTCGACCTAGCTTGGGCTGGTCTGCTCGGCTTTCAGAAGGCCGGCTATACTGTGGACAAGAGCGAGGTGAGCGTCGTCTGCCCGCAACACGGGTATGCCGGCACCACCGACTGCGCCGTCACCCAGGGTTCGATGTGCGGGATCGTGGACTTCAAGACCATCCGCACAACTCCCGGCAAGCCGCTCAGATATCGTTTCAACCATCTGCCCCAAATCGCCGCATATCACGTAGGCTACTGGTGCAATGGAGGAGTCATCACCGACAACGGCTTCGGCGCCAATGTGTACATCTCAACCACCGAGCCCAACCGGGTGGAGGTAGTCGAGTACACGGCTCAGGAGATGCGCGATGCCTTCGATATGTTCCTCGCGGCCTGCAACATCTGGCGTTATGCGAACAAGTACGATCCCCGCGTTAAAGCTTAACAATCGGGAATTGGCGGACTTGTCCTGCTGCGTTGCGATGCGCGCCATTAACGTCCAGAAACCGAGCCCCAAGATCTCCAAGCGTCTTTGGAAGCTCTACGACCGACTTGTTAACTTCGGTGAAGCGGTCGCCGCTAAGAAGGGTAAGTAAACGCAGGCAGGAGGCCCTGAAGATCTACCGAGGTCTCAGGGCCGACTACCTAGCCAACAATCCAACCTGTCAGGTCTGTCAGAAACGAGACAGCCAAGACATCCACCACAAGTTGCCGCTCGGACGAGGTGGGAAGCTCTGTGATAGCACTATCTTCCTAGCTGTTTGCCGAGTGTGCCACACAACCATCCACGATAACCCGCAATGGGCGGAAACACACCAATGGCTACTACGCCGCGCAAATTAGAAGTCTTAGAGGAGAAACTGATGGAGGATATGGTTAACGACATCGGGGGCTCTGATGACCCGGTGGACCAATTTAAAGCCATCGAGAGGTATCACAAATTGATCTTGGCTCGGAAGGACCGCCTGCAAGGTGAAGCCTCCGCCAAAAATTGAGCACCGTGGGCAACTTCTCTTCCACGTTCTATCCGAGAGCAAAGAGGAGGAGTTCTACGTCATTGACCTCAGTCTGTGGAAAGGCCGGGGTCAATGTACGTGCCGGGACTGGGAAACGCGCTGCCAGCCCCGCCTGAAGCAAGGCTTGCCCCAGAATGAATACCCCCACCCCGAAAGAGACCGCTGCAAGCACATCCACGTATGTGTATTATGGCTGGGGAATGAAGTTATTCGCCGCACCATAGGATGAACGTCAATGACGGGAAGTGGTCCCCAGCACGTTTTCGGTCCTTCATCACGTCGGCGCTTCGTCGCGCCTCCTCTAGGTGGGGTCCAAAGTACGGAGCTAAGAAGGCAGCAAGAGTTGCCCGCAACTCCTACAAATGTGCCGCCTGCTCCTCCATTGTCCAAAATAAGGAAGCCAAGGTTGACCACATCGTGCCTGTCGTGGACCCCGTTCGCGGCTTTGTCTCTTGGGACGAGTTCATCGCCCGACTCTTCGTCGAGCAAGACGGCTACCAAATACTTTGCCAAGCCTGCCACGCCGTCAAAACAGGGCAGGAACGTGAAGTGAGGAAGGCCCATCGCAAGACTCTATGAGAAAATCCACAGTCAACTCAGCAGGCGTCTACACCAAGCCCGGAATGCGTAAGAAGATATTTGAGCGGGTCAAAGCCGGCTCCAAGGGAGGGCGTCCGGGCCAATGGTCGGCCAGGAAGGCACAAATGGTAGCCCGGGAGTACAAGGCCGCCGGCGGAGGGTACACCTCTTGAAAGCCCAACAACGCTCCCTCAACGAATGGACCCGCCAGAAATGGCGCACCAATTCGGGCAAACCCTCATTACAGACCGGAGAACGCTATTTGCCGGACGCTGCGTGGAAGAGCCTATCTCCTGCCGAGAAGGCCGCTACAAACGCCGCAAAACGCAAAGGAATGCGGTCCGGCAAGCAAGTGGTGGCCCAGCCTAAGAAGATTGCCGCCAAGACGGCCCGCTATCGATGAAAACTGACGGCAAGCACGTTAACCACTCGGTGGACATCCGCTGCGAGTTAGGGAAGCCCATCAAGATTATCCCTTTCGGAGACGTTCACCGCGACTCCGAGATGCACGCCGACTCCACCTGGCAGGAGTTTCTGACCTACGCTAAGTCCCAGAAGAACGCCTACTTCCTCGGGATGGGCGACTACACGGACGGAGTGTCCACCTCGGAACGAGCCATCCTCAATGCTTCCAACCTACATTCCACCACCAAGATCTCTATGGGAGATATGTACAAGGGTGTTGTCCGCACTCTTGCTAATGAGCTTAGTTTTATGCGCGGCAGGTGCATTGGCCTGCTTGGCGGTAATCATTATTTTGACTACAATGACGGGCAGAATACTGACCACCTTCTTGCGGCGGCTCTTAAAACCCGGCACCTAGGAGTTCACTCGTTCATCCTCGTAAGACTCCTGCTCGATGGCAGAAAGAACCCACGCGGACGCGGGGGCACGGGATGTCAGCACGTATCGCTTTGGATACAAGCCCATCACGGCCTAGGAGGCGGGGCATTGGCTGGCAGTCAGTACAACCCCATCCAGAAGATGGGGCATATGTTCCCCCGGGCACACATCAACCTGATGGGGCACAGCCACGGCAAGGGCTGCAACGGTGGAAATGTTGTGTTGGTGCCCCGCGACACCCGCGAGTTCCCGTTCTTTGAGATCGATGAACAACCTAGCTGGCAGGGCCGTACAGGCTCATTCCTCAAGGTTTATGAGGACGGCAAGAGCAGCTACAACGTGGATGCATGCCGGTCTCCAAATGCGCTGGGCTGGATTGAGTTTGAGGTGATTCCGAGGCGGGTAACGACCGACGGCAGCGATCGCCTGACAATCTCGATTCGCGGCACCTCTTGACCATCGAGGAACCCAAGCTCTGGAGGTTTAAGCCTGTCGTAGATGCGGTGCTCATCACCCTAGCCGACGGGACATTGTGGTGTCTGCCCATCAAGGGACATAGGTTCCACATTCTCCGCACCACCACCCATCCAAGCGGCCAACCCTGCTTAGAGGGGGAGATTTACGGAGGGGAGAGCGACGGCACCCGGTTCTTCTGTGAACCGGAGTGGGAGCCTATCTGGCCGGTGATTGCTGAGGATTGTTAGGGCTGTAAGCTCCGGCCTGCCTGCCAGACTGCATTAGGAACGTCTGCACCGCCGTAGGGGTATTCAGAGCCTCATAGCGCGGGATTCCGTAGGCCGCCTGATAGGGACGAGACCCTGCCAAGGCCCGGAATGGGATATCGGCCACAGAACCCGCCAAAGCGCCCGCAACAGCCCCAGGAACTCCACCCGTGCCATAGCCCGCCGCACCAAAGGTGGCAGCGAGAGCCGAACGACCAAGGTAGTTGGCTGTGCCGCTAGGAGGACGAACGAACTCCTTCATCACCGCCGGCTGCATATTCGCAATCTCGGCCACATCCTTCAGGGAGTCGCTCAAGTACTTGGGATTGGATTCGTGAATCTTCCCAATTACGATGGCATCGATGTTCTGGGTGGCGTCATTAAGCGCCGACTCCGCGACGTGAATCTTAGCAAGCTGACGCCGCGCATCCCGCATTTCTTGGACCAACGTGGGGTTGGCCTTGCGCTGCGCCAGACGCTCCAGAGCATTCTCTAGGTTTTCGGCCTTCTTGGTAAGGGCCTCGGCTTCACGCCGCGTTTCAACCCTAGCATTCACCGAATAATCCTTCCAGAGGTCCCGCGAGTCCTTTCGGAAGGTGTTGATTTGATCCAACAGATTGCGGGCTACAGGGGTAAGCTGTTCCAAGCGCCGATAGGGCTCTTGGGTAGCGTATCGCAAGGTATCTAGGGTAATCGCATTCAGCTCCGCTTCGGGGGGGAGCCCAATCTCTGTGCGAATAATGCTATTGGTAACGGGCTGATTGCGACGGGCCAGTTCAGCCTGAGCCACCGCCTGTCCGCCCTGGAGACGCTCAACTCCCTTGGTAAACGTAGTGGGGTTACTCTGCACCGGATCAACGGTGTAGCCAAGCGCCATTGCAAGTTTGCGGCGCTCATCTACTGTAGCTTGTTGCATTGCGGCTTTGAGTTCCGAAGCAACGGCACCCTTGCCGGCCTTGGACCCAGCCTGAACGCCTACAGCCGAACCAGCCACAGCCATACCAGCCTCCAGGGGGGAGATGGCCTCTCCCTTTTCGATGGCACGTTCTGCCTGAGCCCCGGCAATGGTTCCCGCAGCCTGCTTTGCAACCTCACCAGCCCGTGCAGCACGCCCCATCCGAGCTACCTGACCACCGGGGATAGCGGAAGTGATGAACGCCTCCGTAGCCCCGCCGACGGTAGGAGTGCGACCCTGAGCCAGCTCATTGATGGCATATCCAGCCGTACCCGAAATCCCGCCAAACAACGGAACACTAGCCCCAAAGGTGGGCACCGAAAACATCGGCATAGCACCAGCGGCCTGACCGACCGTAGCAAAACCGGCAGGCACAACGACATCAGAAGCTGTGCCAACCGCCTTGGAAGCGAGACTGCGTTCATTGCCAGCCGCAAGCTGAGCCTCCTCAGCCTCCAGCCGCTTGGCCTCAGCCTCCAACTTAGCCAGCTCTTCCTGCTCAGAAATGGTAAGGGCCATATTATTTCGAGCCTCCAGACTTCTTCTTCAGAGCTTCAATACGGGCACGAATCTCATCTAGGGTGCCTTTTTTAACCTGAGTGGTAGTGGTAGGAGCGGCGTCCTTGAGGAAGCGGGGATCAAACTCTATCTTCTCGGCTTCCGAATAACCCTGACCGCCGTAACCGCCCTTGACCTGAATGTTGTAGTCCTCCCGGTTGCGCTGATAAGTCCGGTACTTGTCGTTGTACATCCGGGCAATCGCATCCTGGACGATCTCCTTGTTCTGGAGCGCGTTCACATCGCCGCCAGCCGATGCAATGATACGGAGTGCGTCATTCTCAGTCAGAACGCCACCACCAAGTATCTCCAAGCGATTGGCACCAAGCAAAGACTGCAACTGCCCATTGGCAGCAGCCGTAGCAAGTTGCTCCTTGGTAAGGGCCCCAGAATTAAGGAGCGTCTTGAAGTTGGTAGAAAATTTGTCAGCCAGCTTCTCAAAGCCTTGCCTGGAGTTCTCCACGGAACTCATATAAGCCGACAGTCGATTGAGGGCGATTTCAGCTTGGCCAAGGTCTTCGCGCAATTTTAGGAACTGAGGACCGGCGAGAATAGCGCGGCTCATACCGCTAACGGTAGACGGCTTTGCCCCTTTAGGCAGGGGTTCGATTTCGCCCGTTGCCTCGTTCCTCAGACCAAACTTGGCGGTCTTTTGGTCAAACACCCCTTGGCCGAGGTAGGCCCCGTTTGCGTCAACGATGGCAGTCGGGCTTTGATAACGTTCAGTCTGGCGTTCGCCGCGCCCACCAAGGGCAAGGAGTTCCGAACGACGCTTTGAAAGCGCCTTTCGATCTTTGGGGTCCAATGCGCCGGAAGCAATCTCAGCAGAAATGATTGCCTCCGTGTCCCTCTGAGCAGCAGTCAGGTCAGCCGCGGCCGGAGCCAAGTCCTTCAACGTCTGGGCTCGGGTGCGTTCAAGGTTGGCAAGAGCCTGGGCCCGCTGCGTAACCATCTGCTGGCCCATAGCACGGGCCTCCGGGCTAAACTGAGCACCCGCATCAGAACGCAGGGGAGAGAGCATCTGGCCCTGATTGTCGAACATCTGGGCGTAGCGGGCCGCATCGGCCTGCTGCTGGCGGGCCTTGCCCTGTTCCGCAAACTCGTTGAGGGCCATAAACGACCGGATGGCCTCATCTGGACTTTTGAAGTTGTCCAGAATGCTGCCTAGTGCCTTCTGATCCGGCTTCCCGCTCTCATCCAAAGGAACCTGAAAGGTTTTAGCCAAGTTGGGTTGGCTCTGGAACACGCGGGAAATGAAGTCGATGCTGCCCTTACGCTTCTCCTTCTCCTCCTTCTTTTGGACGTAGGTCTGGATTGCGCCGCCAATGGTGGACCCAATGTTCGCCAACGACTGAGCCCTAATTTGGGCAGCCTGCTGGGTGGCCTGAG